GGTCCTTTCAAGATTCTTACATCTTGTTGTTTCATTTTATCGTTTTTTATTTTAGCTCTATTGGACATTTTCTGTTTTTCAATAGAGGTCGCTGCTCTTAAAACAGCAAGATCTTCTTGCTGTTCCATTTTATCTTCCTGAAGATTTTGGTTCATAAGAACTTTCATCTTATCTAGGTTGATTCTGTTTTCATCTTCTTTTTGTTTTCTCATATTGTCTTGTGCTTTAAGATCGAGCTCTCTTGCTCGTAATTTAACTAATGGATCGTTGCCAAAAATACCCATAACTTGTTTTTGCTCTTTAACAAAGTCTTCTGTCATCTCTGCAATCAAAACAGCCTTACGAGATTCAATTTCTAACTCTAATTCTTGTTGTTCTTGTTGCATTTGTTGTTGTAATTGTGGATTTTGTTCTAATTCCATCTGCATTTGTGGGTTTTGTTGCATTTGCATTTGTAATTCTTGTAATCTAGCAATTTTATCTCTAAATTCTAGTTGAACTTGCTCATCTGACATCAAATTTATGTGTTCAAAAATGTTTTTTTCCAAAGCAGCCATAATTGTTGGATTATTTTGTGCCATTGGCGTTCCCATAAACGCTAAATGCGCAGAAATGTGCGCTTGATGGTCTTGACCAGTAAAAGCTTGGAAAGGTTTACCCCCTAAAGCATCAATATGCTCTAGTGCAGGGTTTTTTGGAGCAGGTTTTGCAGGTGGTGGTAAGATCTGATCTATATTTTTAACACCAATAGCTACATACATGTCTCTGTACGCTTCGTAAATGTTATGAATCTGTGGATTTGACTGTGCAAGTTGTAATTCTGTTTGTGCAATAGACACTCTTTGCGTTGAAGAAAATATATTTGGGTCTGCAACAGGTAAAATATCAATTCGTTGATCAAAATCTGTTTGTTTGACTTGATTATTTCCACCAACAACATCGTATGGATATACAGGTGGTAGGTAAGTTGCAAACACATTTGACAAAAGAGTAAACTCTGTTTTCATACTAGCATACAATCTTTTGTGGATCGCTGACATGACTCTTGAACCACGTTCTAAAAGAGCTACAGTTGTTCCAACAGCGGCCTGCTGGTTCCCATCACCAACTTGCATGTCAGCAATTGATGCGAATCTCTGTCCTGCTGAAACACAAATACCCATCAACTGTAATAAAGTTGCTGAAGGTTCTTTGTAAGGCAGCATCATAAAAGCGTCTTTAATGTTTCCACCTGGTGCATCGACATCTCGAAACTCACCAGGTTGAAGTGATTGGGCATCGTTGTTTACACGAATACCTCTTTGTTTAAATCCTGCTGGTAAATTGGAGAGTGTACCAGCATCAATCAATTGTCTAAGAGCAGATGTGGCTGCTCTTGTTAGACCACCGATCATATGGATTAATCCAAAACCATAAAAACCTAAACCTGGCAAAAATTTAAAATGCACAAAGTATTGAGTTTTATTTTTTCTTGGATCATCTACTTTATAGTTTCGTCTAATAGATAAAACTTTTCTTGTACCATTATCGACTGTTACGATGTAAGGAAGTTTAATACCTGTTGGCATTCCATCCTGTCCTCTGTCTTCAAAGCCTTCAAGATCTAGATCGACATGGCATTCAATCAATGTATACATTCTATCATTCTTTTGATAGCCATTCATTGTTGTGCCTTCTAGTTCTCGTTCTTTTTTCTTAACTTCAGATTCTTCTGCGTAAGGTGCAACTAATTCTATATCTCTATAAAATCCATTAACCATTTGTTTACGCAAATCATTTTCTGAAATTTTTAATACATGACAAATCGCTTCCGCATCTTCTAATGAGGTAGCAGAATACGGAACGACTAAGTCATCTGCAGGAACAAACTTTGATACAGCTCGTCCCAGTAAATCGTCATAATAAATTTTTTTAAATGTTGAACCTGCTAAGGGTAAATAAAATAACATTTGATCAAACTCTGGTTCATACTCTTTCATTACATTCATGATTTCGTAATTCATAAAGTTAGAGACTCTTGTCGCTTGATTCTCTTTTTCTGGTGTAGAGACTCCAAGTATCTGAGTTCTAATCGGACCATCAGCTGGTAATAATTCTTTGTATGCTTGTGCTTGAAACTGTGTAACAGCTTCTGCTAAAACTGGATGCGTTGCACCACTTGCTCCTTGGAATGGTTGTGTACGTTGTTCAAACTGAAAACCTAAAAGATCTAAACCTTTTGCATACGATCTTTCCCATTCTCTTCTTGATTCTTTGTAGTCAGTATAATTTTGATATAACTCAGATCCTAGAGGCTCGAGAATAGAATCAGGCAACAAAGCGGCTAAGTTTGCATAGTGCTGGTCGCCAGCTTCTGGAGCTTCTGCACCTGGTTCAAAGTTAATATCTACTGTCCCATCTTCGTTTTCAATAATTTCTGTGTTGTTAGGATTTGGTACAGACTCTTGAATTTCTGCTTGTACTTCCATTTGTTCCTGTTCAGAAGGAACAGTTATATTTTGTCTTACATTCGGTAAGCTTTTATCTACGTCTGCCATTTATTTTCTCCAATCTTTCTTGTTTATCTTGTTTTGGTTCTTTAATCAAGCCTCTAGGGTCTGGCCCCTTCAATGGCGGGATTGCTTTCCATTTTACATGTTTCATATTTTTTACTAGTGTTGGATTTTTCATTAGTAGTACTCTTTTACAGTTATTTGTTTTATAGGATCTTTGTAATCTTCTGGGTGATTTAAAAATCCGCCTTGTCTAAATCTTAGCACAGCTTGAGTAGTACTATCGACTAAGTCGTCATTATCTCCATAAGGAAACGATGCACATTCTTCTATAACTTCTTGAGCAAATTGTAAATGAGTAGGTGCCCAAATTTGACCACTCTCAAAGAGAGGGGCAACAGCGTTAACTCTAGCATGTTTGTCGTTTCCACGAGACGGAGTAAAATTAACTACAGGTATACCCATATTTCTTAACTCATATGTTAATGGCAATCCAGCAGCCTTTGCTTCAATCAATACAGTTTCAGGTTCCCAGTATTTATATAATTTTAATGCCTCACGTCTAAGTTCTGGAAACTCAAATCTTTGTTTAACAGCATCTAATAAAATCATTTGATGCGGTGAGTCTTCGTTTTCTCTAAAAATTCCCCATGTCGTTATCGCACTAAAGTCAGCAGATTCTTTTTTTAAATATGCAGTATCATAAGATTGTATGACATGATCACAATGTGGTATGCCTCTATCTTCTGGCCATACTTTCCACCAATCTCTTTTAATCAAAGCTCCTTCTTCTGAAGTTGGGTTTTGCATATACTGAGCATTCCATTTAGGTAATGCAACAGAAGCTTTAACACCTAGTAATTGTTCAACCTCCCAATACTCTGGCCACACAGGTTGACCACTTGGAAGTATTGCTGGAAATTCTACAACTTCCCATTGATCTGCTTTAGGTTCTTTTTGTGCAGCTTGTAACATTCCTGTTAGATCTTTTGTGTTCCATCTTGTCATAACAAGTACAATCATTCCTCCAGGTTGCAAACGTTGTCTAGGACCAGACGTATACCATTCGTAAGCACGCTCTAAAGATTTAGCATTCATAGCATCTTGTTCCGAGTGTGGGTCATCAATGATAAGTAAATCTGCACCACGACCTGTAACGGCACCTTCGACACCAACTGCAAAATATTCTCCACCTTGTGCTGTTTCCCAGCGACCAGCTGCTTTGGAATCTTCTTGTAGTCTAGTTGGAAAAACTTCTTTGTATTCTTCACTGTCCATTAAATGTTTAGCCTTACGACCAAACCTTACAGCAAGTTCTGCTGTGTGTGTTGCTTGAATAATTTTTAATTTTGGTCTGTTACCAATCATCCAAGCAGGTAGTAGAAAAGATGCAAATTCAGATTTTGTATGACGGGGTGGCATGTTTACAATGAGTCTCTTAACTTTTCCAGATTTTAAATTATTAAATTTTTCTGCAATAATTTTATGATGGGACCCCTCTATAAAATCTGGCCACATATGTTTTACAAATGTCATAAAGTCACTCTTAATCAAAGAATGTTTTTGTTTAATATCTTTTTGTATTAAATATTTTTTTAATTCTCTTCGAGTTTCAGGGGGTAAATTATCTATATCTTTTTTTAAAATTTTTTTAATATCAATTTGCATAAGTATCCTTATGGGACTCCAAAACGTTTTTACCGACATTGAATGTCTAAATCAACATAATTATACCTAACATTAGGATCCCTATCTATTAAAAAGGTAATAAGGTACTTCGTACTCTACTATTTTGGAAAGTGATCTGGTACCTCTATTGAGGTACCAGAAAAAAAGCGAGGGGCTACAAGCCCCTCGCAACAAGTTATTGACTATTTTTTAATCTATCTCGTTCTTGTCTTATTATATCCCAACTAAATTGTGTGTGTTGTGGTCGTTGTGGTGTATCAGTTAACTTGCCAATATAATTAATAAACCTATCTAAATAAATAGAGAGATAATCATTAAGACAAGATTGAGTACAACACCCATAATAATAGTTATTATTAACTACCCTATTCTGATAGACCTTATTACCCTTAACCCCTCTTATCCTATCCTTTGTATCGTACAAATAACACAAAGGATTTTGGCAATAGTTTTTCATTTCCTAATATCCTTTCGTATATTCTGTAATTGTTGGGCTCTTAAAATGGCGTCAATAAATCTTTGGTTTTCTGCCATTTGTCTATCAATTTGTCTTAACTTCATTTCGGAATATAAGAATAAACCAAAACCAAAAACAATTAAGATCATTCCAATATATAAAACTATATTCCAGTCAATCATATTACACCTCCATTTCTTTGGTTAATACAAGAGGCTTATCAGCCTCTTGTAATTTTTCTAATATCTTTTGTTCTTTGTTTATTTCTTTTTGTAGAGAGATAATTGTTTTATACAAAGTTTCTAATTTTGCATATTGAGCAATTTGATCTGAATGATTTTTATCCATAAACCACCTCCATTTCAAATTCTTCAGGATCATCAGTTTTTTTAATCGTACCGATTTTTTTAGTGCCTTTGTATTCACCATAGTCTTTTGCCCAATCAACAATGACATCATTTCCATTATCTTTACATTGATAATTCTCACAATTAACAAAATAATTACACTCCAGATACTTGTTGAATGCCTCATCATCATCTTTTGCAATAACGTGAGTTTTAATAACTATTACTCGTTCTTCTTCTATCTCATAAACATTTTGTCCTATATGTTCTTTTGATAGCATAAAGTCTTTAATTGTCATTATTATCCTCCAAGTTATCGTGTTTATTTAAAATATAACTTTTGCCATTTAAAGTTATAAATGCTCTACCAAATTCAGTAGAGGCAGTTCTCATACTATCTTGCATAATGTCAAAGTATCTTATGTAATTATGTCCTTTTGTTTTATGCTTTGATATTTCGCAATCATCATTCCACGTTGCATTTCTAAAAATTGGTTGCAACTGAAACTCATCAACTACATCTATAATTTCTGAATTGTGAGTTCTTGGAGTGTATGAGATTTTAAAAGTATCGCCTACTTTTAATGTGTCGTGTTTTAGTTTATCCATTTTTTATCCTTTCGTTATATGGGACTTTATATTAAAGCCCCATATTGTCAATAGTCTTAATTTAATGCACTATCTTGTTGCATTTTTAAGGCTATTGCTATTTTTTCCTCACGTGTAGGTTGTGCCTTTCTTCTTGCCATTATCCTTTCAAGTGCATTTTGAGGATTATAAATAGTTAATCCCATTCCCTCACTTCTGATAATTTGTGCCTCATCACAAATATTTGATTGTGCGAATTCATTTACAAATTCTACTCCACCCTCTAAATATTTCATTTCTTTTAAGACACCTTTGACATCATTCATATCTGCAATTACACCTTTGACAAATTGTCTATGTGTTTCAACTAGATTTGATTTACAAATCAGCATTTTTTCCATAGATTGAAACTCATCATAAGTACAAGCGATAGAACGTGAACGACAATAAGAAGTTCCAATGACATCAACTTGATATTTATTTTGCCAATCTCTCGCAAGTGAAATATCATTATCATTATGATTAGAGAACCCTAAAAACTTATCGCACTTATCAACGTGTTTCGTTAAGTGTGGATTGTTTTGATTATCCTCTTGCTCAATCTGGATATCTGGATTGCAATCATTTGCAATCAACTCATCACGATAATAGGCATAAGCAAAATCATTATCTTGATTATACTCTTGACCATTTAGAGAACCATTTAATTTAAAATCAAAATGTTTTTTATTCTCTATTGGTTGACCATTATCATCAACATTATCTTGGTCAGTATATGCAAAATAATAACAACTATCTTTTGCAACAACATCACAAGGACTTCCATACAAGCCTTTGAAATAATTTAATGTATCACAATGCTCTATGGGATATGCCCTTTGAACGATACCTTTTGCAATATCAAAAAACTTTGGCAAGTCATTATCGCAATTCTCTTTGGCTTGTCGCATTTTTTCAAGTTTGCTATCAGTAGTATCATTCATTCTAAAATTACGAGCAACCTTAAATAGTTTATCTCGTTTTTCATTATTTAGTCTTATTCTACTCATATTTTTCCTTTCGTTGAAATTAAAGTTATAATGCCTCTTGTAATTATAGTCAATCCTATTATATAGGACTTTCCGAGATTAAACTCATAAACATTAGCTATACAAATTATGCTTTAATTTCGGTGCTTTCGTTTTAGGCTAGTCTTATCAACTAGCCTAACCAAAAGTGTTGCAAAAATATCACACAAAAAAATTTATGATTTATATAAGCCACAAGCAACAAGCAAAAATAATTACTACCAGGACCTGGAGGAGCTCTACTGACATCACGAATATTCTAAAAAAATTACTAGGTAACCGGGTGAGCTTGCTGAGTCATTATTTACAGCTTCTAAAAATAATTAGTACCAGGACCACAGCAAGCTCGCTTGAGTCTTTATTTTTTTTTATTATAAAAAGCAACAAGCAACAAGCAAGCGGCCAGCAGCTTGCTGTCCCTTTATTTTTTTTTATTCAAAAAAGCAACAAGCACCAGGCAGCACAGCAGCGAGCTCCCAGCTTAACGCTTGACAATTATTATGGGATATTATAAGATCTATTTATTAACGAAAGGAAACATATGAAATATGAAGATCTAAAAAAAGGGGATAAGATCCTAAGCAAGCAGCTTGGTACACCCATCAGCGGTAAGCTGTTGGAGAGTCCCAAACAGGGGAAAGGCCTAAAAAAAACTATTTTGATTTGGTCAAATGGTGAAGAGATTGGCATGTTCTCTGAAGCCGGCAGCGTCTACGCTACTGACATTTTAAAAGTTAATAGAGATGGAACCTGGCACAACGTGACGGGGCAGCCATCAGCTGTAGACCAGGACCAGATGCTTGCAGCCCTAGAAGCTCGCAATGGATTCTAATAAAATAACTAAGCAAGGCGCCAGCAGCTCACTGGCGCCTTATTATCAGTATCACCCAAAATGCTACTGTAGGTTGTGCTTAAAATTAAGAAAAAAAATAGGCTACAAAATAGGCTACAAGCAACAAGCAACAAGCCAGGAAGCAACAAGCAGCAAGCGGCTGCTGGGGCTACTTGACAATTTAATTATAAGACTTTATAAGATAGTAAAAGAAAGGTTGAATATATGAAAGTAAAAGACGCAAAAAAAATCACAGAGTCCTTGACCCGTACGTCAAAAATGCCTGGCCTTAGCTACTCGCTGCCAGCGTGGGCTTGTCAGACAGGCAGCAAGCTTAGGAAAATTCCAGGCTCTCCTTGCTTTGGCTGTTATGCTTTAAAAGGTAACTATACAAGATACCCCGCAATCAAAGCAGCTCAATACAGGCGCCTGGATGCAATTAATAATCCATTATGGGTTGAAGCTATGGCTGCACAAATCAAGCGCCAGAAGTGGTTTAGGTGGCATGATGCCGGAGACGTCCAGAGCTCGGAGCATATGCAAAAAATTATAGAAGTATGCAAGCTCACGCCAGACACACAGCACTGGCTGCCAACGCAAGAGCGGCAATACTTGCCAGATCCTGGAGACGTGCCTAAAAATTTAATTATAAGACTATCAGCTGCGAAGGTTAACGGCACAGCGGGCAACGCCTGGTCCCATAGCTCAACGGTGGTGACTGATGGAAGCGCCAGCTGCCTGGCACCTTCTCAGGGTGGGAAGTGTTTAGATTGTCGAGCTTGTTGGAATAAAGACGTTAAAAACGTGAGCTATGGAAAACACTAGAAGAGGCCAGTTTAGAATCATTCTAAACTGTATTTTTTTTATTGGAGTAAGCAACAAGCAACAAGCATGGAAGCTACAAGCGACAAGCTACAAGCTACAAGCTATCAAGATAAGAGCTGCAAGCATCAAGCGACAAGCAGCAAGCTTTTCTTTC